CGACACCAGCAAGCGCTGGAGTCGTCGGTGTTTGTTGGAGGACCGCGACGATCGGTAGCGGCGGGTCATACATCGGAGCCACCTTCGGAGTGGTCGGGGCATGGATAGCTACAGCGCGCGCGTTGACTGCAGGGATGACTTGTTCCAAATGGTCGCCAGGACACGCCGTGCTATTTCCGGACGCGTCTCTGTGACCTCCGGTGAAACCGAGCGGCCACCAGCCCTGCTCAAACCCATACGCGACAAGATTCGCCAACGTTTCGACAAGGTTGGGGTTGACCGGGTCAGTTTGGAAGTTGCCCATCACGCAGATCGCGTGAGACACATCATTGTGGCCCCCGGTAGCGGCCGTGTTCTTTCCTGGTCCGCGCGACTCAAAAATCTCGCAGGACTGATGATCGACCACGAACGTGTATTCAAGGTCGACGTAATGGGCATCCTGACGGTGCAACGTGAACTGCTGAAGCATCCGCATACCGGCAGCACCGAACTGCTCGCCCGCAGAATGATGCAACCAAAGTTCTTTCGATGGCATCCCGATCGGACTGGCCGGCGTCACGAGAGGGTTCGCACCCCATTGAGCGCGTGCCGTGATCTTCGGGGCCGTCGCCGTCATGCGGGCCCGATGTCTTCCACAAGAATGAACGCCGGGCCCGGATCGCCAGGAGTGGACCCCGCAGACCAATCAAACGTTGAGGCAGACGTGAATCCGGAAAGTTTGTAGGTCGCGCTACCCGCACTCGGAGTGATAATCGTGGTCCCTTCTACGAAGAGACGTTCCCCCGCGTAGACGGTCGTGTCGCATATCTGGCCGACGACGTTGTTTGAACCGTCACGGATCTGGATTTTCACAAACCCGTTCGACGTGTTCTGCACGATCACCGGAATATGCCCGGTGATCTTGTAACGGCGGTTTGCGGGGTAGGTATATGCGCCAGTAGTGAGCCCTGAGAGGTCGGCGACGGATGTGCCCAACCCCGAACCTCCGCTTGTGACAGCGACATACGCCGACCATCCGCCGGGCCCGTTGTTGATGTCTGTTTCGGCGACCGTGTCACCAGCGTTGATCGTGCCCGGAACAGTCGCTCGAGTAGTCATGCCACCTCAATACGCATAAAGTTTCCCACCCGAAAACGTGCTCGTCCCATACACCGCATAGCTCGACGACGCCGTAGTGAACGGGCTGACCTGCGCGGACCGGAACTGCATCGTGCAATCCCACTCGCCAGTCGCGGTGAGATGATGCGCAATCGACGAAATGAACACATCCGCCGATACTTGTGCAGACGCGCCGGGCGGTTTCCGTTTCACCGTGACCCGGTCCCGTAACTCGCGATCCAACACGGCGTCTTTCACCGCGTTCGAGCGGCGAGGTTTCACCACAATCGCAGCCGGACTCGAAGTCGGTGTCGAATATTGGGCGAGGATCAGTTTCGCGTCCGCGATCGCGTCGGCCGAACTGTTGAAGAACCCGCTTTTCGAATAGTCCGACTGGGTGAACGCGTCGATATCTGGTTGGATGACCTCAGTGACTGGCGTGCCGCCATCCGGTGTGACCGTCACCGAGTTGTACATTTCGGTGCAATACGTTTTTGAGAACCCGGCCGCCGAGTACGGAATCGTCGCGCCGGGCGCGTCGTCAAACGTTGCTTGCGAAGTGCTCATCCTCGCGACCGTTATCGGCGAATACCGGCCGTCGAACCTGGCGACACCCGTAGCGAGGACATATACGTCGCCGCCCTCCGTAGCCGCCAACGTTTGCACCCATGAGAGAGCATTATCGGCACCGAGATATCCCTGCGACACACGGTATGTCGTGTCCACTGACCAGCCGGCTACTGGCTGCGGGAACGTCCCATCTGACACCAGCTGTGTTAGTAGCGCACCAGTCCGGTACGCCGGATAGGTCGGCGCGGGGAGCGTGATCGTGACAGGAACGTTCAGCTGCTGTAACTGTTGCAACGTGTCGAGCGTGCTGCTCGTCCATGTCGTCATCGTGACCGTGGGCGGAAGATGAAACGTCGCGAGGACCGCAAGGAAATCGACGCAGTTGATCGTCGTCGTCGCGGTCTTTTCGCCGTAGTTCTGAACGAATCCGGATAGCGGTGCAACGTATCCGTTGAACAAATATTTGGTTGTCGCTGACGAGTTCGTTACCGAGATCCGAATACGTGTCAACGGCATCAGATCGCCCGAGTAGGGGCCGGAAGCGTTGTCAGGGTCGAACCGGTAGTCGTTGTTCTTACAGACAACAGTCGCGGTACCACTCGCGAACGATCCCAGTGTGGGAGCGTTCCCCCGGTTCGTGTCGATCGTCTGCACGTAGCTGGTGATATCTGTCCACGTTGGTGATGCGTCCAACAGTGGTCGGGCACCGAACGCCATTTCGACCTTCGCCGGGATGAGCGCAGTCATCGAGCCAACACCATGTTGATCTCGCGCGCGCCGTTCTGCCGCACCCATTGCCGCAACGCAGACACCGTCGCCTCAGGCGACACCGCACCATTGATCGTCACGTTCATCGTGACCGCACCGCCGCCATGCCCACCAGCCGCGAGCATCTTCCGTGACAGGACGAACTCGCCGCCATGCACTGTCGCATCTACAGGAGCGCCGATCGGACCTTTGACCCAACCGCCTTCCGCGAACGACTGATGGCCGCTTACGGCCACCTTCCGGCCCGCATTCGCGGTCGTGAACCGGACCAGTTCGGCATTCATCGCCAACAGGACCGAATCGAACGCGCCTTTCAACGCCGGCTGCTGATCGATGATGGACTTCAACGTGCCGATCTCGGCCTCGAGTGCCGAACCGAGCGAACCGCCAGCGTTCGTGATCTCCGTGCCGATCGAATCAACCAGATTCTTCGCTGAAGTCTTCACATCATCGAGCTTCTGCTGAAACGTCTTCAACTGGCCCGACGCGCCACCGGTCTTAAGGCTGTCCAACTTGCCTTGCAAGTCCGCTTGGGCTTTCCCAAGATTGAGCTGGGCGTCATGCGCCTGATTAGCCGCGTCTCGCACACTGATCAGCGAGTCATGCGCCTTATCCTGCGCGGTTTGCAAGTTCTGGGTCGCCGTAACGAGTTCGGGTGAACCCTGAGCGAACCCATGCAACGTGCCATTCAACACACGCTGCGCATCGTTGTAGTCGTTAGTCGCTTTGATCAGGTTCCGGCGAGCGTCATGTAACGCAACTTCAGTACGTTGCGCTTCCTCACTGTTCTTGCCGTACTTCTTGATCGCATCCTGATTCGCCCGATACGCATCGTTATAATCCAACAGCGCGGTGGTCTTCGCGTCCTTCGCAATGCCCACATTATTGCGAGCATCAGTACCCTTCGGGGACGATGCAGACACACCATTCAGTGTGTCGCGATAATCCTGCATCGCTTTCGCAGCATCATTCAACGTCTGCTGTTCGTTGCTTTGCGCCTTCTGCAACGCATACTGCGAATCAGATACTGCATTCGTCGCATCCCGGACCGCGTTCAGCTTCTGAACCTGGTCATAAAACGCCGCTGTAGCAGTCTTCGTAGCCCCGCCCGCAGAGCCTTCCTTCTTCGTCAAATCAGTCAACGACTGGTTGTAGTTATCCGCCGCCGACGACACGCCCTGAATCGCATCGAACTGCGAAAACGCGGCCGTGTTCAGGTTGCCGATGCTTTGCACCGCGTTCTGTGATGCCGACTGGCCCAACAGTTGATAAGCGTCCGCGAGGGAAATCACCGAACCGGTCGCAAGGTCGGTCGTGAGTTGCGCCGCAGCAACAGCCTGGTTATATACATATTCCGCCGACGCTGCATCAAGCATGGACTGCGTCAACAACTTCGCGTCAGCCGCCGAAACGCTCAACTGGCCTCTACCCGTCTGGCCGGATAGGTCGTTCTGCAATTGTTGCTGCGCCGCTGACAGTTTCTGAGTAGCGGTCGTCGCGCTATTCGTACCGTCAGTTCCAGCCTTTATCGCTGCATCAGCTTTACCCTGAATGACCGCCACTTTGCTTTGTGCTGCTGCTAGCGCATTGCTGTCCGCCGTCAGCTGCTCGGTCGTCGTGTGGCCGCTCGCCAGGTCCGCCGTATACCGTTTCTGGGCGTCCTGAACGTCCTGAAGATCCTTCGCGTATGCTTTCGCACCCTCGGATGCCTGGGACTGCTTCGCGTTCAGAACATCATGCACGCCGGCCAGCTGCGCTACACCAGGAATCGTTTTTTCGACGGCGTCAGCGAAGGCGGAAAAGTTCAAACCGGCGTGGTTGGTGACCCGCTCGATCTGGGTCATCGCCCCGACCGCAGTGCTCGCAATCCCGACGAACTGACCGAGAGTCGGAAGGAGCTGCTCGCCGATCTGTGTTTTCAGGTTCGTCGTACTCGCGGACAGGGCATCCATCTGCCCTTGGAACGTCTTCGAGTAAGCGAGAGCCTGACCGCCATACACAGCGGACAATGCGGCGATGGCGTCTTTCTGATCCTGGAACGCCTTGACCTGATTGGACTGCAACAATCCGTTGCGAGTCAGTTGCGTGTACCGGCCTTGGTCGATCTTGACCAGGATGTCCGTCGCGGAAGCGAGATCGATATTGCGTCCGCGCGCGATGTCCGCGGCGAGTCCCTGCTGTTTGAGCGCTTCGCCAACCGATTTCGTCGCGGGGATAAGACGGGTGATCGAGTCGTTGACTTCAATGTTATTGAAGCCCAGCTTCGCCATCTGATCGGTGGTCTTCTGGATCTTCCCAGCCCACACCTCAGATGATTGGCCGGCGTTTCCGATCGCCGTATCCAGACGGGCCGCGGAAGCCTGGCCCGCCTCGCCCGCCCCGACAAATTGTTTAAGTGCGAAGACCGTCACCACCGCTGCCGCAGCAAAGGTCTTCATGGCCGCGGAATTACCAATTAGCTGCGTAGCAGCTTGCTCGCCCGACGCTGCCGCTTCTGCGTTCGCGGTTTTCATATCCGCGGCAGTCTTCTGAGCGACCGCACCCAGTTCCTTCAGAGCCCCGAGCGCCTGGGTGTTGTTCGCAGTGATCGCGAGGGCGAGTTTGTCAGCGAATGTCGCCATCAGATCCCCGCGAAGAACTTCACGTACTCGGTCCTACGGACAGTGCCAATCGTCGCCCGATTCACCGCAATCGCCGCCGACGCGGACTTCTCCCACGCATGTTCAGCGGGCATTCCCGGATGCTGAACCGGCGCAGTGGCCGCGAACACACCAGGACGGCCCAAGAACCCGCCAGACTGATTCCGTTTTCCCCTGCGTCCCCTGCCCGCAGAACGGTTACCGATCAGGTGAGGTTTCGCACCCGACTCAAGCACACGCCACACTCCCGGCGGAGTGCCCGTGACGATCGCAGTCGGTACCGGCGTAGCGGTGATCTTGTAACTCGCGTTCAAGTTCAGGCCACGGCCGTCATTCCAGCGGGAGAGGTGGTGCGGCTGCCCGGTTGCGACAATGACTTTCTTAGCCTCGGCCGCCATACTTGTCACGACCGCAAGATCGAACTTGTTCGCTGATGCCTGAACGCTGTTGATATGACCGACCAGTTGGGCGACTCCTTTGAGATCAAAGTTTGCGTTCACGCAATCTCCTACTCATCGGAGAAATACAAACTCAAGAGGTCAGAGAGTCGTTCTCGTCGGACTTCCGAGGGTCGCCACCCGAAACGTCTTGCAGCCCAGATGATGAGCCAGCTTCCGTCTCGGGTGGCTCCAGAGGGAGCGAATCAACAACCGGCTTGTCAGCAATATCGGGCGTGATCTCGAACAGCTCGAGGATCAGTTCCGACTCTCGCATATTCGCCGGCTTCGACGGTCCATCAACACCAGCGAATGCTGCCGCGGCTTGAGTAATAGCGAACATCCGAGAAGCCGACGCGCAAGGAAACCGATACACACCCCACCATGAATCCGTACCGGATTCATCCGCAGCGATACCGTCATACACATCCGGCGACAGTTCATCGAGATCGACAACTTTGCCGCCTTCCCAGCGCGACACAAACGGGTCGTCCTCGAGTTCTTCTGGTGTCAGGTCGCGTTTGGTTCCACCAAACGTGATTTGCCATCCCATACGTTGCTCCTCAGCGGTCGGATATCACGGATAGAGCGCGAGACCGGTCGGACCGGGCTCGAAATGCAGATCCATCGACACAGCCGACGTGATACCGCCGCCGGTCTTCATGCCGAAATAGCCCTTACCGGACCAGAACACGGTGCCGTAGTTCGTCGCGTCGGGGAAGATCATGATCGACCGTTCCGTCGATGCACCCGGCGGGAGGATGTTCTTGATGAGCGTGCCCGCGAAGTCCCAGTTGCCCGATAGGTCCGCGCCGCCACCCGGAAGACCGGGCACATTCGTCTGTGACGTGTCACCAAAACTTGTGACATCCACAAACGTGGGGGTCCAGTCAACGGTCCACTGGTTACGGCCATTCAGCTGTGTGAGAACCGACGTGCCGCCTGCGGTAGTACCGAGCGCCATCGTCCCCGCCGCCGAAGCGTCCACGAAGATCTTGGCGTTACGGCCAGTAGTCAAATTTCCTGACATTGGTTACCTTTCCGAGTTTGACGGTGGCCGCTTACCGCATGACGTTCAGGACGATTTGGCCTTGCACATGACGTGCCCGACCTTCTTGGACAGGATCGTTACCCCACTGCCGCATCTCCAACGGCAACACATACGACACAAGACCGCCGAGCGTGTTATCCGCGTCGATGAGCCCGCAGACAGAACCTGGACCGTCAGAGAACCAGTCCATCAGATGCTGTTGCGCACCTTTCGTTTCGACCGTCCCCGTGATGCACCACGCAACGAACGTGGCTTCCTCAGTCACCGCGAACGGCCACCGTTCCACATACACCACAACCGCGGGCAGAACGAGACTGTCCGGTACATGGTCGTAAACCTGGACTTCGCCCAAACCTGCGAATAGTTCTTTCAACGCGGCGAGCACATCACCGATCTGGGTGCTCATACGACGGTGACAGGCCCGTTCAGCATGTACGGCCCCAACAGTTGACGGACCATCGGGTTCTCACGAATCTTCACCGGACCCCAACCATCCAGACCAATAAACCCGTCCGCAGAATCCTTACCGGCGAACAGTTGAGCAGCGCCGATCAGGCACGCTTCGTGAACCATGTCCGGAACCTGCGACCAACCCCACAACGCGGTCACCTTCACCGTCTCAACCTGACCAATCGCGGGTGGCGGAAACCAGTGCGGCGACCTTGGGGCAATACGCAACCCCATGTACGGCCACGGCTGCCCGTTATACAACGCGTTGCGGGGAGTGACCACATAGTCAACATCGAGTGTCAACGTCGTCGCGTAGGTGTTGTCGTAGCCGGTGTCGGTTTGGACGATCAGCCCGGTCGTTGTTGAGAAGTCGTCCGTCTCACAACACCAGGCTTCGTCGGGCCGATACAACAACGACGAAGGGTTCGTTTGGGAGAAGAATACGCGGCCGGTGATGTTCTCAATTTCTCGTGAGGCGACCGTACATACCGCGTCGATGACGGACTGGAAGTTTGATGTGTCCGATCCGATTCGGGCGCGGAGTTCGTCGCCGTCGATGTAGTTCGACATCAGACCTCCGGGATATCAATGACACCCAAACCATTGTTGTTCGCGTAGTTCGTCCACTCGAGGTCTTCGTCCGCACAGAACTCTTCGACCGCACACCGGACCGGAAACGCCGGCTGCGGCAGCCGTGAGATGAAGTCGAATGGCCGTTCCAGTTCCGTGTCATGCAGGACGATCTTCCCGCCCGGTCGGACTTTCCACCGGTACACGTTCAGTTCGGCGAGCGTGTCCTCGAACGCGTGGGTGGTGTCGATGAACACAATGTCCGCGGTTGGTAGCTGCTGAAACACGGCCGGGTCAAGGTCGTCGCCTTGGATGAACGTCCAATGCTTCATCTCAAGATCCGGGGCCGGGTCAATATCAACCGACCAGCAATGGCCGCCCGTCCATTTCAGGCCGTACAACCAACCAATCGTTGATACCCCACCCCGCGTGCCGAGCTCGACCACGTTCTGTGCGTTGAGTTCTTGGCAGAGATCAACGAATGTGGGGAGATGTTCGTTGATATCCGACGGGGTGTTGCACGCTTCGCGATAACGGACCTCGAGAGGCGTCACCTTGGCCGGAACCAGCTATCAGGGACGTTCGCCCGGTCCTGCATCCACACCGGGTACGTGTCATCCACATCCACCGGGATCATTTTCACGTTGTCGGTCGGATGCACACCATCTCGGTAGTAATGCTCCGCGCTCTTATGGAAGTCGCGTACCTGGCCGTTGTGGCAGAACATGTCATGTTTCGTGTTCCACGCATCCCAGTTCCCACCCAGCCACGAGAAATGCCAGCCGGCGTTCGGGATCGTTGTCGGCCGGGTCATGTTCCGGGCGTCACGCATCGCCGCGAACGGAGAAACTGACTCTCTTGCCATGCTCGCGAGATGACCGACCCGGCAGGCAGTCGTTCCTTGCCAGGGTGCCGGATGCTGCCAGTCGACAGCCCAGAAATGGCCGCGCTGCTGAAACGACACCACCGATGACATGACGCCAGGGTTGACGTTCCGTACCGCGAGCCGTGTGGGGATCTCATCAAGGTCGGATTGCAACAGAATGTCGTTGCTGTCCGCCCCAACCAAGTCGAGACCTTCACCGATATGTTCACGTTGGGCATGTTCCCGAGCCCAGAACCAATCGTTCTCTTCGATCGACGGCAGGTCATCCGCGACGACGTAGACGATCTGATCAGCCCACGGTTTGAACCGGCATTCGTTCTCGATGTAGTTCAATGCCTTCGGCCGGCCCATATGGTCCGTTGTCGCTTCGACGATGATGAACCGGTCCACCACCCCGGACAGTTCCGTCAGCCGACATTCAAGCAACGAGAGCTCGACTGGCGTCCCAGCGAACGGGAACGCGTCGAACCTGCGGGCTTTCATATCTTGCCGCGCGTGGTGCGCTGCTGCTCCACGAGCGGCATCCGAGACAGCCAAGTCTGCTGATCCTGCGGCTGTGCCTCCACCGGGATCTTCAACAACGGGTCCGCCAGCCGGTCTTCCATGGTCAGGCCGTCGTAACCCTCATGCAAATGTTCCACCACCGACGTCAGGCACGGTGTGAACACTCCGCGCGCGCGTGCCAGTTTGATGATCTCCGTATCCGTATACCAATGCCGGTAGCACTCCGGGGCAAGAACACCCGGCCCATCCAAACATGCCCCGTACTCTTCAACGTAGGCGCGGCGGACGAAGAAATGGTCGGCGTGGATACCGCGAGCAACGAACGGATTCTTGACTTTGCCGGTCGTGTCGTTCGTGCCGATCACATCGAACTCAGAACTCCACTTGCGGGCCTCGTCAAGCCAGCCTTCATGGAACCGCACGTCGTCGCCCGTGCAGAACACCCACGGTTCGACACTGGTCAGGTCGAATCCGTAGTTCCATTTCTCGGCACAGGTCGACGCGTCCGAGAAGATCCAATGGATGCCGTTGTATTTGTCGTTGGCTTTCTCGCACTCGTCTGACGCGGCGCGGTCGCCGTGGTCGAGAATGAACCACAGTGACGCTTCGCTCTCATTGGTAGTGCGTGCGAACGATTCTGCGAGCGGCACGATGTGTTCTGTTCGGCCCTTGATCGGAACAATGACCGCGACCGCGTTCTTTTCGGGCATCGGTTCGCGCTCGAGTTCCGGTTTGATCGCCTCCCGGGTCAGATCCGCGATCAGCGGACGCCAATCCCGCTCATACACCACCCGAGTATCGAACTCGCGGGCGCGCGCGACACACGCCTCAGCTATCTTCTCCCGGTCCGCCTCGAACGCATCGACGAGCCGGTCAACAATGTCAATGATCAACGGCTGCTGATACCGGGCTTGGTGTACGGGGTCCCATTCGGGCTGCCCGACCGCCTTCCACCCAACCTCATCGTCAACAAGGTCTTGTTGGGCAGAGAAGTCATTCACGATCGCCGGCGTCCCACACGCCTGCGCTTCGATGATCGGGACACAGAACCCTTCACCGTGACTTGGAGCCAACAGCACATCGGTTGTCGTGTACATGGCCGCCATCATTTCCGGCGTGTACCCGAGCCGCAGCCCGTACTGGTTCGGTCCGCCACCGAACGTGATCTTGTGTGGCTGGACCCGACAGCCGATCGCCATCTCCTTCAGGTCCATGCCATCCATGATGTTGGTCTGTTCAGCATGAATGTAAAGGTGGGCGTTCGCTTCCGGATGCATCGCGTCGAACAGCCCGAACGCCCAGAAAGCCTCGTTGAACCCCTTACGGTCCTTCGCCCATCCCTTGTTCATTCCGACCAACGACACAAGGAATGCGTCTTCTGGGATTCCCATGAACTCGCGGGTGTTCTGCCCGTTCGGCAATTCCGGTGTCGGCATGTACACGGACGTGTCAACCGTCAACGGAATGTACGCCGGGTTCAGGTTCGCCTGGGACAGCAACCGTTGCCCGAACGGTGCCATCGCGACCGGAACCGCACCCGACATGTTGAAAAACTCGAGCACATTCCGTTGCGGGCCGTAATCGGTTTCGTGATCGATCGGCACCCACGCAAGAACATTGAAATCGGCCAACAGCGGATTCTTGAGAATCCACACATCGATCAGGGTGATGATCCAACAGTCCGGGTCATTACGGAACCAGTGACTGGCGTGCATGTGGATTACATCGTTGCAGTTCGAGTCGAACCCGGACCCGTAAACACGGAACCCGTTCCATTCGGACACACCGCCCTGAAGGCCGTACGTGCTGACGTAGGCGACTTCGTGGCCGTCCTGGCGGAGCATCTCACCCAGATAGGCAAGTTGGATTCCGTACCCGGTTTTCTGGTTCGGTGCGTTGCCGTAAAGCAAGAACTTCGCCATCATGCACCCCGCGTTTCGGGTGCGTCAGTTACAGCGTGCGAGTCGAACACGATGCCAAGATGACGTTCGCAACGACGGAACCCATCCAGCGAGAGGCCACCGCAAATGTCGCAGATTTCGGCCGGGTTCTGCATAACAGGATGCTCTTTCGAGCGCGCGCGTTGAAACCATTTCATAATGAAGATCCTTCCTCAGCGGAGAGTTGGCCTCAGCGTGTGACGAGGCCCCGGAGCAGTGCGGCCACATACTCCGGGGCTCGTCTACCTCCGCTGAGGAGGCTTGCGGTTTTAGTTACGCAACACGTGACGTGAGAAGGTTGATTGCCTTCGGGTCAATCAGGTTCGAGTCCGTGCGGATAATTCCGCGGAACGCAACCTGGTTGAGGTTGAAGTACAAGTCGTCGCTTCGCTGAATCGACAGAGTCGACGCGTCACGGATGTAGAACCGGTCCCACGCCCCGTAGTAGGCGATCTTCGCCGCCGAAGCGAGCGAACCCACGTTGGAGTCGAAGTAGACCGGGTCACCCAACAGCCGGTCAGGCTGACCGGGAATGACACCAACAGTCGGGGACGGCTGCCACACGTACGCGCCGACCGTGCCGCCGGCACCGTCACGCGCCTTACGGAGCAGGCCACCGGTCAGTTGGTGCATCAGGAACGCACAACCGCTGTTCCGGTACTGGTCCGCCACGCTGTATTGGAGGTCGACGAAGCTGTCGATGCCGGTACCGATGATCAACGAACCGCCAGTCGCGACTGTGCCGTTCGCACCAACCGCAGTCGCGTTCGAGATACCGGTCGGCTGGCCGCTACCGGTACCCAACACGTAGTCGTGGCCGGTGACAATGCCGAGACCGCGGCCGATCTGCTCAGCCACATAGCTGAGCACATCCACACCCGAGTCTTGGAGCATGTCGTTCGACACGGGGAGCAGTTGGCCGTAGTCGTAGGCGGTCATCGTCATCGACGTGAGGATCGGGTCAGACCCCGCAAGTGCGGTCGTCTGCGCGGCGACCTGCGTCGCGACACCATGCGTGCCAGTACGCGGGAAGTTCATCGGTGCGCCACCAGCCGTCGTGATCACACGCGCGATCCGACGAATGTTGTTTGACTGCACCATGAACGAGTAGATCGTGTTCGCGACCGTCGTCGGAACCGTCAACGAACCCGACGCAGCACCCGCGTCAGTCATAATCACACGAAGCTCGTTACCGGTGAACCCTTGGCGAACCGCAGCGAAATGGCGGGCCGCTTCGGTCATGTCCAAGTCCATCTGGTTGATAGCCCTGGTGCGGTCCATCAACGAGTTACCTTCGGACGGCGGACGCATCAACGACCGCAAATCCTCCGCCATCCGCTGATCACGCTGCGCGAGGTCGGCACGCTCACCACGGGTACTGATCGACGCGAACGCCTCCGTGACCTGCTCGAACTCCTCACGGGCCGTACCCGAAGACATGATCCGCTCAGAAAGCTTCTCGATGCCTTGGATGTCTTCCTCGAGCCGATCCGTGTTGTACCGCTCTTCTGCGGTGAGGTCGCGGTGCTCTTCGGCTGCCCGGTCGTACACTTCCTTCGCACGATTCCACAGACGGATTCGCTTCTCGCCAAGTTCCTTCAGTTGTTCCTCGATTGAAGCCACTGGGGGCCACCTTTCGTTTTGTTTGGGTGTGGCGCGGGGTGTTTCCCGATCGGCCGCTATCAGTTGGCGGGCCCGCAGTGTGTTTGTTCAGAATCGCAGCTTGTAAAGCCGAGACAGGTTCTCGATGTGGCGGATACGCCACTCGGCATCCGCTTCCGCATCCGACACAGTTTCTGTGCGTTCGGTATTGAGGATGCCTTCGAGTTTGCGGATCTCCGCAAGGATTTTCTCCTCACGCAAACCGGCCTGGGTGTTCGGGTTCGCTCCGCGCGCGACGATCGAAATTTCCATCAAGGTCGCTTCGCTAATCGACCTTTGGTCGCCGTCCCAGCTGTCCCCACCGTCCGGGATCTTCATCCCGA